CACCCCAAAGCCCCCAAGCAATTCGTCCTGCGCTTGGATAGCCTTCTTCCCCTCTGCGGAATCCTGTTGCTCTTTTATCAACTTCGTGCCTTGAAAAAAATGAATGCATCCTGCGAACAGTGCCGGGAGATAACCGCTCTTTGTTTTTCAGTTGGACCGCCCGAGCTACTCCGATATCTGTACCCCCGCGATTAAATTCCTTTCGCCACTCCAACGCTTGAATTGCTTCTCTCCGCATTTCATCAGTTGGAGTTGTATCGACATCCGATTCTGCTTTTGTATCATCATCCTCCTCATCATATTTATCTTGCCCCGTTACCCTTAAATAGATCGAATGGCTTGAGCATGGGAGATAAAAAGTTCCATCTGGGCTTCTTACGGAGTGCGTTCCAGAGCATCCTAATTCTTCTGCTCTTCGCCTTGCTTCATCTACAGTTTCAAAAGTATCTGGGCCTCCGCCATATCTTGGATCTTTTACCTGTTTTTTATACCCTGATGGTGTTGGCAAATCTCGTCCAACCAATCTTCTATAATCTGCGTGGCTCCCGCACGGCATAAAAACAGTTCCATCATCTCCTTGATGAGAATGAATTCCCGTACACCCGATTTCTTCCGCTCTTGTTCTGGCCTCTCTCTCGGTTGTAAAAACATCCTTTTCAACTTCTCTTTTACTTGATCTTTGTTCTGTTTCCCCTGTTAGCCGATTATAATCGTCATGGCTTGCACAAGGCATATAGATCGTTTGTCCATTTTCCTCATGGCTGTGCGTCCCGATACAGCCTATTTCTGAAGCTCTTGCCTCCGCTTCTGCCTCCGTTGTGAACACATCTTTCTCAATTTCTTCCTTAAAACCATATGCCTCTTTGCCCGCATCTTCTGGCTCCTGAGTATCCGCTGGTGAACTTACAGCAATTTGTGAGAGAGGGAAGAGGTTTGCTGGAATGAGAATGTCATCGCCGCCTTGGATGCTATCTAAACCTAGACGCTCTCTGGCTTCATTCCTCGTTATGATGCCTTCTCTGACTGCCTGAGTTACGTTCTCGTAAACTCTTCGGCGGCGCTCTACCATCGCTGGGATAGAATCGATATCGTATTGAATCAATATATTATCGCCATATCTTGGCGCGAGCCATTCATTGAAATCAGATTCAACCCTGCGAGCCAGCGGAATGATCGTTTCCTCATACAGCGCGAGCCGTGCCTCCTGAATATTTGCGTAGGTTTGGGCATCCGGAATCCCGACTAGTTGAGATGGGACACCAAAACAAAGCGCGATATCTCGTGCGCTCATATTCTTTTGAGATATGAAATCCATATCCCTCGGGCTGATACCCATCTCTCGCCAATCGAAATCACCCTCTAATAGCAAGGGCCTTCCGGAGTTTGATGGCCCTGAGAATTTGCTTTGGACATCCTCATATAACTGTTTGCGTTGCCCATCAGTAAGTTGGATTGGCAACCCCCGATCATTTGCTGGCTTAAAGATGATTGCCCCAGTTGGCCTCGCTCCGTTTTGCAAAAGGCTAATGTTATGCTTGGCAACCATATTATGCTGATCGATATCCATTGATGCCGCAGATAGCGGAGAGCATCCATAATAATCATCCAAAGGATTCCAGAATTTAAAATGCTTTACATCTGAAGAGCCATTGATCGGATCAGCCTCATATACTTTAATTGTCCTCCCATCAATTTTATATTTATAACCCGAAGGGATGCTTGTATTACTAGGCATAATCTCTATTCGATCTGGGCGCAGGATATGCAGTTCTTGTACGGCCTGATCAATATCAGAGATCACTGTGTAGCTATTTCCGCTCAAAAGCAGATATGAATAAAGCGATTGGAAATATTCTACTCCGGCCTGTAACGGGTTGGGCCTATTTAAGAGATTGATGAGCGGATGATCTTCCAACTGTTGATCACCTTGAAATATTTTAAATTGTATGGATGCCGCGCCATATGCGATTTCATTCACACATCTGTAAACAATGGCATTCTGTTTATAACCTTCATCGGCTAAATCTTTGAATGATTGTCGCTTTGAATAACTGTTGCTCGTATAGTTGATCAAAACTTGCGGCGCTTCTTTTGTTTCGATTTGCTGATCCGCTTGCTTCCCAAAAAATCCAACGATATCGGCTATGAGTCCCATTTCAGCTTATCCTCCAATATGGCCTCCCGTTGGATGCACTAAGTTCTGTCAATGCCCAAACTAGGGCATCGAGTCTATCTGGCGATTTATTACTCCCTGCAATAAATGAACACATTTGATCTTCAAGCTCGGGGAAAAATCCAGCATGAAAAACTTTTTCTTGTTCATATAATGCCGCCATCGGCTCTGCTCTTGTTATCTTGCCCCTGCTAGCATGGACAGGAGTATATGCTACTTTATCATCGATTGTTCTTAAAAGCCTTTCTACTAGATCTCCGCCGTTGTTTACTTCCGCTACAATTCGATCTGCCTCGTATTTGTAAAACATTTCGAGCGCAACTCTGGCCCAGTTATCAGGCGATGTTTTGAGGCTTGCATCTTCCAGCACATAGTATCTGCCCTGCTCCGTTCTCCCTGCTACTACTATTCCCGTTTCATCAGAATCAGCGTTTGCCGTAACCGCTGGATCAATCGCGACCACGATTCGTTGGAGATCAGGTACTTCGCTGATATCGATACGTTGATTTTCTATTTTGATTGGTGACCAGAGCGCTCCCTCCTGCTCCGTAAGTACCTCGGCATATAGTTCCTGCCGCCCGAGGCGGGTTCCAGCATATTTCTCTCTGAGTTGTTGGAGAGCGATGGGGGCGAGGTTTGCTTCATTATCAAAGGTCGATCCCTTGGTAATGATCGTCCCATCCCTCTGGAGTAGCTTTGTTATCAACGGTGTTGGCTTGGGCGTGGTAGTGATGATGCATTGTGGGTTGTGGCCTAATCTGAGGCCGAACATCAGTTGATCGAACGCTTCCGGATATCTCCATGCCGCGATCTCATCGCACCAAGCACGATGAAACTGTGGCCCTCTGAGGCGCTCTGGTTCGATAGCGGCAAATCCATAGATAATCGATCCATTGTAGAGCCGGATCTCCTGTGCAGATGATGAATATCCGTTGCCCTTGCCTTGTAGAAAGCATTCTCTCGGAAGAAATTTTAGGATGCCTGAAACACCACCAAAGCATACCCGCCTGAGATCTCCAAACGTGGGCGCGACCACTGCTACTTGGACTTCTGGATTTCGCAACGCATAGATCATCGCATCCATCGCACCCGTTCTAGTTTTGCCCCAGCCCCTTCCAGCTAGAATCAACCAGATGTTCCAATCTCCTGTTGGTGTTATTTGATTTGATCGGGCAGTCGCTAACCAATCACTGTAAAGTGATACTGTCGTGCGATGAGAATTCTGCCGCAACCTCGTCCAATCGCTCCATAACTGCTCGGAACGATTCTGGTGCATTGACATCGGCACTTACCTTCGATATTTCTTGAGCCTCGCCAAGCGCGAGTTTCCCTATTTTTTGAGCATTCGCCGCAACATGTGATAACTCTCTCAGTTCAGATGATGAAAGAATATCTACTGAGGAATCATTTTGCTCTGCTTGCATGGCTCGATGTAATTTTTTCCCGACTCTAGCGAGCATGGCTTGAGCAATCTGCAAGGAATTGGTATCGAGTTTTTCCCCCTCCTTAATCAGTTGCTTCTTTCTCTCTTCCTCGCGGCTTTCAAACACCTGAGATTGGAACTGGTTCTTTTGCTTCTGCCACTGCTCATCTTTTGCCCTACGGTAAAGAGTCGCTTTGCTCACTCTGAAGTGATGAACAAGATCCATCAGCGTGGGATAAGTGCGCTTGCCATCCTGCTCATACCCCTCAATGAACATCTGCCTCGCCTCAATTTTCATCTCTTCAGTAAAACTGGCTCGCTGTCCCATATCTCCATCCGGTCAAAATCTCAGTTGGTCTCAGATTGATTTTCGTCCTCATATCGTTTTTTTTCAAGTATCTGGCTTCTTGTAACCCAAGCATTCCGATATTCGGTATCAGCAAATAATCTGCTGAATCCAGTTATATGCTTCAATCTCAGCAGTTCTTCAGGCTCCATTCCAAGATGGTTGCAAATATCGTGATCCTGCCATCCCTCGTTTAGAAGAGAAAAAACCATATTGCTCATGCCATTGATACTATGGCTTCCCCTTGCCCTGTTATGTCTCACCGTTGCCGCCATGCGATCACCGATGGCCTTATCGATTACCACGATAGGCAACTTGCCCTCTGTTGACTCTCTGATATCTTCGTTTTGCTTGGCTACGAAATACCGATGGAATCCATCAACGATGATATATTTCCGTACTTCTTCATCCCAGATTGTGACGATGGGTTGTGTGAATCCATCCTGCTTGATTGAGATATACAGGAGCCGCAGTTCCTTGGATGCTACGCTGTTCGGATTGTAATCGTTTGGTGCGACATCTTCGATGGCAACCCATTGGATTTTATTAATAGGATGATCTGCGATCATATCGGCAGATTCTGCTTGTTGGGAGATCGTTCCACAAAGATGTGATCCCCTCGCGAATGATCATTCCTTTTCCAGCGTTTGAATGTGACTACTTCAGGGAATGATTCAAAATTACTGAGCTTGGTGAAATCAATATCATGGCTCAGAATCGTATTGATACAAATCCGGTCCATAACATCCTGCCCTAACATCCCCTCATATTTCTTATCGAGAGAATCAAATTTTGCTTTCATCATCTTGTGGTATTTTGCTTCCGTAATCAGATTATCCAGAAGATGGTTGCGATAATCCTTCCAGTTCAGAAACATCTCGGGATGCTCTGCTGGGCATTTGAACATATCATCTCTGCTCATATGCCTAGCCTGATTGATCCCCCCAAGCCGAGTGCATAATCGATCCCACGTATCCCGCTCGATTTCTTGCAGATAGAAAAGCGCATAGGTCGCTGTCTCATGGTGCAAACTTGAGATCCGCATTTTGAATGGGCTGATCCCATACTGATAAAAGCGATCATAGATTTTGCAATACTCCCACCGATGATCATGAATCGCTTTCCATACATCTGTGTATGACCAATCATAAATCGGGAAAAAATTGTAATGGCCCCTCGCCTCATCTTCGATCTTCCCCCATGTGACTCCTTTGTAAGTCGCCTTGCTGGTGATACCCCGAAAGCGATTGTTCGATTCTTCGGCCCTCATCCCCGTAAGGATTGCAAGCCGCTCATCAGGCCAATGTGTTCTTGCAATGGCTTTCCATAGCCCATGAAATCGATCTGCTCCGTAGACGTTCTCTTTGAGGCTGATAGGATGTTTCTCCCGCATCCATTCCTCACCTTCTCCCCACACGTTCAAATAATGTTGATTTTGCGATGTGGAATTTGAAAGCCGGAAGGGAATCTGCAACCACATAGGATCGATGCGATCATCCATCATCACCGTTTCAACGTAATCAATCACACCCTGCCATTCTGCTTCTTGATCGAGAAATCGAACAGTGAGCGGCAACCGCCCTTTTTGCTCTGCAATTTCCAGCGCCAAATTGAGAATCACCGTGCTATCCTTGCCGCCTGAGAAATCTACAATCACTCGCTCAAACTCATCAAACAACCAAGTGATCCTTTCTTGCGCCGCTTCATAGACTGATTGTTTGAGATAAATCACATCATGGCTCATAAATCAGTCTCGTAATGCCAAAAATCTTTGTAAGTTTTGATCAATCTCCATCCGCTTTTGTCGTACCATCCTTTGCTCATTGCTGTTACGATGGCATCTGCTTTAGTACATCCGAGCATCTTGCATATTCCGATGCTCTCAATCATGATTGCATGAAAATATCCTAGCCTTCGAGCGTTGGGAAAAACGAAAGAGTTTTTAATTCTTGCTTTCTTGCTCTTTATCATCAATCCCGTGAATCCAATGTGATCACCACATTCATTCAAAACCTTAAAATACTGAGTGGTTTTGGCGAAAAATAGCCCCGCTTGAACCATCTCTTTTTTGTACGGCGCGAGATCATCGATAGAAGCTAGATTAAGCTGAATCGATCTCATTGTTTGAACTTTTTGAGCTTCAAATTGAGGAGCGAAAAATCATCTTGTGAAGTTGCCATGCATCTTGTGTCCCTGATTGTGCCGCCGACTTTAGCGGGCGTTCCCCAAGTCGATTTAACACTGATATCATGCCATGCGAGGCTTTTAGTTAGGGTGATAATCTTCATCCCAGTTTTCTTTGAGGCATTCACATACCTCTTCTCCGTGTAATAGGGTTGTATCTCCGGTGCTTCATCGCAATCATTCACAGCCCCAGCAAAACTCGGTTGAATCAAAATCATTTGCGCCCATAAAAATTCTTCACTTTTTATCCCATGAAAACCTTTTTCTCTAAGCTCATCATATTTTTTTTGGGGCGGACAGAACAAACTGATCATGCCAACATCTTTTGAACAATGCTTAACCAAATGCGGCAAATGCTGAGAAACGATACTAGGAATGATCCGCGCATCATCCTCAAATAATAAACAAGGCGTATCGCGCTTCCGTATTATCTCATGCGCCCTCCTTCGATTCCAGACTAAGCCAGTGTGATCACGATCAATGATAAGGGCGATTTCATCAATGCATTCAACCAGTAGTAATTGGTTGATCAACGTCCGTACTGATTGCGATCTTTCGGGGATGCTCAGAATGTAAGCAATCATATCAACTTTATTTTTCTAGCTCTTTCCGGATTGATTTCGTTTGCTATCACATCGCAACCATTTTTTTTCATCACTTGTATTAACCTTCCCATACCAGCGAAAGGATCGAAAATTTTTTTCGGACAATGCCAATCAATTGCCATCTGGAGAGTCTCAAATCGCTTGGGTATGTGCCGAGGCTTCGGCATATCTGAATCGAATTGCAAAATCAGCAAAGGATTTTTGGTCGTCTGGATTCCCTGAATTGATCTTATAAATTTTCGCCCATCGCCCTGTGCGATCGAAATAACTCGTTCATATCCTTCGATTGCATAAGCTATGAATATTGGAATATCTCTTGGCGCAAGCTGAAATAATCGTGTGATGATAGCATCGATATCATTAGATGGCGCAGTGTAGCCATTCTTCCGCATGAGAGTCTCAAACCACTTCAGCATTCTTGGCTCCCACGGCGGATCGGTATAAACCAAATCGCATCCCTCCGCGAAATTATCCGGCAGGTCCATAATATCTTTGGCTTCTACCTGTATCATCGCCGCAACTCAAATTCTGCACCACAATGTGGGCAAATAACCTCTTCAACATCTGGAGGCCGGATGCGACTTTGAAACTCTGCATCAAGGCGATCTGCTGAGTTCGAAATATCCTGTTGTGATATTTCCGCAGGATCGAATGAAGGGTTGATTTCTGGCTCGTAAGAAAAATTGGAAAGATCAAGATCTGCATCAATCAGCGATATATCGAATTCTGAAGACAACTCTTTCATCTGTCTGAAAATCGCACCATAATCCCAATTTCCCTTCTCGTAAATTTTATTATCGGCGATTATATATGCTCGTTTCTGATGATCACTCCATCCAGAAGCAATGAGGCAAGGAAGCGTTTGCATTTCTAATTCTGCCGCCGCCTGAACCCGCCCATGCCCCGCGAGTATCATATTCTCCTCATCGATTAGAATCGGGATAGTGAAACCCCATTCCGAAATCGACCTCTTGATCGCCGTAATCTGCTCTGTGGAATGTATCCTTGGATTGTCCTCGAAAGGCTTCAGATCGGAAATCGCTTTTTCCACAATGGATTCCATTGCCCATTTGCCGCTGTCCAGTTGATCAGCCATGTTGACCTCACCTGAGATTTGCAATATTCTGAAAGCTCCTGATTCAATATGAATGCATCAGGATTCCAGTTATTATAAACAGAAATATCGATGGAGCCAATCAAAATGATTTATGAAACATCCTTTTTCGAATCGAGCAATTATTACCTGATCATGGCTATCATCGGATGGGGAATCGTGATTTTCATGGTTTCTGCAATGATCTTCCTAACGATCCAACTAAAAAAAAGTAAAAAAAAGTAAAAAAAAGTAAAAAAAAGAGTCAGAAGTGTTGACAAAGATAAACATAGATGAGACTATGTACTCAATGAAGCAATACTGCTTTTTAAGGAGACCAAAAAAATGTACGCACTTACTCACAGAACATTCGGAATCGAGATTGAAGCGAAAGGCCTTTCACATACAGAGGTTGTGAACCTTCTTCGCAATGCTGGATTCAACGCTGATCGCGCATACTACAGCGATCACACCACCACAGCAGGAAAGTGGAAAGTAAAGCCTGATGCTTCTGTTCAGAACGGCTTTGAGGTTGTATCTCCAATCCTTTCTGGAGAGCAAGGAATCGAGGATGTCCGCAAAGTAATGAATCTTCTCGATACAAATGGCGCGATTGTGGATCGCGAGTGCGGGCTTCACGTTCACTGGGGAGTCAGCGATTGGGATCTCAAGAAGTTCCAAAGCCTTTACAAATGGTACGCCAAGTTTGAGCAAGCGATTGATTCGATCCTCGCACCGAGCCGCAGAGCAAACGCATCACAATGGGCGCGAGGCTACTCAGCAGGAACGATCAATCACGCATCGATCACCGATTTTTTCCAGCGCATCAAGGGAGCGCGTAACTTGAACCAGTTGCGGACAATCGTTGCATCGACCAGCTCTTCTTATGCGAGATATCGCAAGATAAACATGGAAGCATTCTGGGCGCACCGCACCATTGAATTCCGCCAACATCAAGGCACGTTGAATGCTGATAAGTGCGAGCATTGGATTCGCCTCACAGGCGGCATGGTTGCTCAAGCGGATATGGGTATTCGGATTCAGAACTGGGGCAACCATGATGCCGCTGATCAAAAGTTCAAATTCGATTATATGATCGAGCGCATGGTTTCAAAAAACCACAGCATACCAACAAGCACATCACGGTTTTTGAGAAAGCGCTACGCCGCTTTCCATGCCGCATAAGGGGGATAGGATGATTTTCAAAATCAAAGGAAACGACGACTGCTTCATCGAGGGCGATAATTTTACCGAGATCATGTACGGGTTGATGCACCTCACAATCAGAGAGCCAGAGGCAATCGATGATTGGAAAAGAGGCATCGCGAGGAGAATCAAGATTGATTCATCTGCTAAGATCCGGACAGATTCGATTTATAACTTCATCCGCGATCTCATCCAGTATGGCTATCTGATCCCGATGAATGAACATCTTGCCGAGGATTTGATATCAGATTCACACACCTATCACTAAATCCCTTGTTGATATTGATCAACAAAAATGATAGAATGATGGATTAACAAAAAGGAGACCAAAATGGAGCCAATATACTATTTTGCCTACGGATCAAACCTGAACAAAGATCAGATGCGATATCGTTGCCCACGGGCGCAGAGCATCGGTTGGGATTATCTGGATTCATACCAGCTTGTTTTCCGAGGAGTTGCCGATATCGAACAGGAACCGGATGCTCAAGTTCCGGTTGGAATATGGCGGATCACTCCGGACTGCCTTGATGCACTCGATCATTATGAAGGCTATCCAGATCTATATACCAGACGCAAGGTAAAGGTCGGAGATTACTGCGGATGGATTTATCTGATGAATCGGGGCGGATACAATTTCCCTTCCGAGTTTTACTATCAGGCCATCGCCGATGGATACAAAAATTTCAACATACGCCCAGCCAGCTATTTGGAATCGGCTCTGGCGTTGACTGCTGATCGGTTGTATCGGGCTTCCGATGATTTCGCATTTGCGTTGAATCGAGTAATCAACTAAAAAATAAAGGGGGCGGTTTCCCGCTCCCCCCTAATAGGGTTTTACCCCTTCCACGATATTGGATAATCCAACTGAGCCAGTATAGCATATCAGTCAGTTCTGCCAATGATCGGCCCTCTTGTTGTTTTGATCCGGATTCCACTCCTCATAACAATGAGTCGATAAACTGTATTTAAAAAAGCATTCGCCTATTTCTCCATATAATCCTTGCTCTCTTATCTTCCTTGTAATCACTCGCGTGATGTTTTCCTCAAAATCGCGATGGATGACTAACCCAACATCTGCCATATTGTTCCAGTGCGATGCGCCGGATATATCATACATCGATGGTGCAGGAATCTCTCCATCCTGATTGCGATACATTTTTGCGGGATGAGCGATCATCCAAAGCACGATTTCATGCTGGCGGCAAAAGGCTTTGCATTCACTGATCGTATCGCGTATGTGTTCATCTTCCCGTTTCCCGTTTGATCTTTCAGCATTGATCTCATTGTACGGATCGATGATCAGACCTCGGATTCCATATCGCAAGCAAGCGATTTTTGCCTTGCCCAAAATCCACGAAATTGTCGGAATCTCATCCTTGTTGTTGATGAAGTGGAAATGCTTTTCAAGGAAGTCGAGTGATGAATTGAGTTTCTCCTCGCTCATCCTTTCATTCGGCCCGATATCAAATGGCTTCCGAGCTACCTTTTCCGTGAGCCGCCGTAGATGCTGGGGGCTGGAATGCTCTGGACTGAATATCGCAAATTTCCATCCATGAATCTGCGCCATATTGATTGCCAGTTGATCAATGAAATTGGATTTCCCGTGATTGGGAACGCCCGTCACAACATGGAAAGTGCTGGGCTTTATGCGGTAGATGGAGTCGAGGATCGAGAATCCTGTCGATAAGGGTTGCTCCGTTTCACCATGATAGATATTCAAAACTTGATCACGGAAGTTATCTACTGAATACAGGCCATCGATAGGATACGGCTCTGCCGCCTCTATGATCTCTCTAAGGGCTTGGCATCCCTTATTAATTAAAAGCTCATTAGCATCCTTCTCATCGCTCTCAGGCCATTTGATACGCCAGCATCTATCTTTTCCAAAGCGATGGACTAGCTCAAGTGCGAGCGCCCTTCCCGCTTCATCAGCATCAGTCGCAATGATGATTTTTTCCGCATCCTGAATCCATTCACAATTTACCAATGCCATGAATCGTTTATCTGCCTGATCAAACTTCGCTCGCTTCGGCGCACCATCAGGAAGAGTGATTGCATTTTTGATCCCTGCTTCGTAAAACGCGAGGACATCCATCTCACCCTCTACGAATACCAGATCCTTCCTTCCGGTCTCCTCCCAATGCCGCTTTACTCGATCAATATTGAACAGGCTCCGCTCCGCATTTTTCTGTTGCCGGAATTGTTTATTTTGTGATCGGTATTTTACATTGATCAATTCGCCATCAACTCGATACGGGAAAGCAATACACCGCTCTTTTTGATCGTTGATATATTGATCCTCGGCATAGATCCCAAAGGCCTGTACAGTTTTATTGCTGATATGCCGCGTACGGAAAAAATTTTCTATACCTTCACTGATGATCATTTGATCTGGCTCCTTTGGCCTTGAGAATTCTTTCTTTATCGGATGAATAGTTTGATCTGCATTGAACCCACCTGACCAACCGCAGTTGTGGCAATTCCAAACTGCTGATCCAGCATCGATTGTGACCGATAGAGGTTTATCATGCTTGTTGATTTTTTTGCGATCAAATCTGCATTGCGGGCAAAATGCCTTATGATTGCCAATTGATCCTTGCGGCAAATCGATACCGTATTCCTGTAAGGATTTCATCGTGGTTATCCTGCTAGTTGGTTTTTATTGGATTGGATTTTCTGAATTGACCTCCCCCTTTTCTCGTCGACGAAATGCACATTGGTTTCAAATCTTCTTTGATGCAACCAAGTCGATGCATGAGGAATGAATTTTTGATCAGATTTTTCATTGGCTTCGGCAAAAACTCGCACGACTTGTAAAAGCGAATTAGCATCAATTTCTTGGTGTTTATTTACGATCTGATTATAAAGTTCTGAGGCTTTGCGTTTTGATCCGGATTTTCGAGGATAGTAACTCCAGAAGATTTCAAATTCATCCGAATATTTGTTTCTTTTAATTGGTTCCTTTGATTGTATAGGGGGGCATATTGCCTCCCCCGAGGGTGACAATTTTGCACCCCTCGCCCTATGCATTTCTGCCACCCTCAAAATATATCGATTGGAAGTCTGCCTTCCCTGTTCAGTGAACCTTTCAGAAATAAATATAAGGCCTTGATCTTGCAGTTGTTTGATTGATCTCCTCACTGTCCGCTCATCGCAATTTGCAAGCATCGCGATGTGTTCTCTGGATGGGAAACATGAGCATTGCTCATCTGCATAGTTCGCTAGAATGATCAGAATCAATTTAGAAGTCGGCGTGATATC